TTATTTGTTTTGTATATGCTTTATTTTAAATTCTTTCAGTGACTTTTCTATCTTTTGATAAAGGTCTGTTGTTTTTGTTGAGTATGTAGATAAAGAGCCCCTAGGCTCATCTGCGAATCTGAATAATTCATCTGTATCTGCATATATTGATACTAACTCATTATAAGCATCTTTACAACTGGAAGGATAATCATTTAGTTGTGGCATTATAGCCTCGATTGAATCTCTCTTTTGTTTTAGTCTCTTATAGGTATTTGTTGTGATAATAAACTCCTGATGCTTCGCTAAGGCTTCATTGAAATCAGTGCAATATTCTCCATTGTATTCATGATCGTAAATTACTTTTCTCCAAGTATCACAATAATGAAGAGTTATTGCTTCACTTAAATCAGCTTCTTTCTCAATCATAGAAGCGGTATTAGAGAGTTTTGCTATATACTCCTTTTCTGAATTACATGAAACCAAAACTATGGCTAGTATCGCACTCAAATAAAAAAACTTTTTCATCATATCGTTATTTTTGTTACACAATCAATTTATTAGAATCCTGTTTGTAATACTGTATTAGAGTATTACAAGATTGATATTTTATATTCAAAAAAACATTTATTTTATTACTTGAAGAATATCCAATGATACGCTTATTTGATTCTTCTGGAATTCTAAAATTCAGAAAGGGACTTTGTGAATGCGAATATAGTGAAATGAAAATAACAACGAGCATCAGCAGAGTTTTCTTCATGTGTTTAAGTATTTTGTTTGTTATCGTTTTCTCTATAAACAATGTTTGTATTTCCGCTATAAAGTTAACGCAAAACATTGATAACGCCAAAATAAAAGGGTAGTAAAGTTAACAAAATAGATTTTTACTCTAAATTAAATAAGAAAATGAGGATAATGCTAGAAACCTGTTCAAAGATAGTTCAAAGAATTGCCCTTTTTATTTGCCCCCAAACGGGGATAATTACACTTATCCTATATATAATAAAAAAGCCAATACTAATTGTACTGGCTTTATTTTGTGAATCTTGACTTGATTTTCTTCGTCGGGGTAGCGGGAAAGTCACTCCATATGTTCTATACCCTTCCTATGCTGATATTTTTAGTCTATAATTGTCAATCGGTTGATAATCGTCTATTAATGTCTATATTTTATTATTGAAGGTGCATTCTAAAGATTTCATATTCAATAATAGTCAGATTCAATGTATACTCTAGTCTATTTTTTAAATTAGAAATTACATTCTCTATATCATCTAATGGAGCTAAATTATATATGAATATCTCATTTTCTTTATCAATAGTTTGTCTCGCCACAAGACAAGTAGGTATTATTTCATAAATTTTCGTTTCTATATCCTCATATTGGGATTTTATAGATTTATCAAATATAAGTTTTATATCTACTATTCTCTTTGGGATAGATAGGTCTGTTTTTAATACGGGGATTCTTTTCTCAATATTATCAAGTTTGTTAATAATATATAGTAATGAATTCTTTTCCTCTTTATCTTCGAGGCGTTCTATATTTTTTATAATAGATTTTTCTTTCGCAACTCTATAAATAGGATTATCAATCTCTGTATCATTCAAAGTAGCTTTAATCTTTTTTTCCAGTTCAGACTTTAATTCTATTGCTCCAAACATGTCATCACAGTAAAATATAGTACGTTCTGTAGTTATGTCAAAAGGTAATTCCGTAGATTTTTCTGCTAAACATAAAATAGGAAGTCCCACAGCGTGTCTTATAGCAAGTTCATACATAACATTAGGGTTAAGTCCTGTTAAATTTGCTATTACTAATTTAGAGTCAAGTATTAATTTAATTACTTGATTAGTAATTGAACCACTCTTGTCTATTTCGTGTGCAGGAATTGCCTTGAAATTTAATTTCTCACATACGGGTCTTATTACATTATTTATCAGGCCATCTGTTTTTCTACGTATTATACTAGTGTCATCTCCAATGGGGGTGATGATAAAACAAGTTTCAGTTTCTTGAACTTTTTTAATTTCTTCTTTTAATGCTTTGACAATCATCGTTTTTCTTATTTATTCATTAGAATTTGAATTGTTCTTTCTTTTTCAGCCAAAAGCTCTTTTAAATGAGCTATTTCTTTTTGATATTCACTTAGGGTTATATCACCAGAAACATTGTTACCGTTGCCTTTTACTTGATGTCCGATGTTTAAATTGGATATATCTATTTCTCTATTGAAGAAAAAGTCAATAGGCATCTTGAAAAAATCTGCAATTTTTTCAATAGTTGTACATTTGGGATCATTAATACCTTTGATAATATTATCTAACGTAGACTTTGTAATACCAGCATAGGTGTATAAATCGACCTTTTTTACTCGCCTTTCATCTATTAATTCGTTTATTATATGTCCTTTAAGCATAAATTTCTTGTTTAGAAAAAGTATAAATAATAATACCATTATAAAATAATGGACGATTTGTTATACCTTGTGGTTTTAAAATAATACCTTTGCGTTATAAATTTAATAATAAAAATGATAACAACTATGAGAAAGGGAGAAAAACAGCCCAAAATGGTATTTAAAAACCATTATGATCTCTTATCACGAGAGAAGAAGATAGAGCTACGAGATGAATTTCTTCGCCAAAGTGGTGTATCTCTACCATCTTTTTACAATAAAATGTCAGGAAATTCATTTAAACCTCTTGAGGTAAATTTACTTAGACGTCTTTTAAACGAATCTATTAATGATAAGGTATGAAACAGTTTGTTAATATAGAATTTTATAATACTCCTGAAGGGGATGTTATGTTGAAAGAAGAAGGTAAAGCCGCTCGTCTTTTTGAAGAAACTGATTATGAGATAGTAGCTTGGTTGCTTGCCATCATTCGCGACAGATATCCTAATGCTCATGCGGCCTTGATGGAATTATATTCAAAAAGTAATAGAAACAAATCATTTTATGAGTATAAGGTAGCGCATCGGTTTGCTCGTTGTAATTTCGGAGAATATGACCAAAACAAATATGATATTGATTACTTGGGCAGACTTCAATTTGAAGAGGTTAAATGTCCATTAAGAGGAGAATGCATCTTTGAAGGTGTTATCTGTAAACCTAAGCTTTCTACTAAACTTTCTGAAAGAGAAATAGAAGTCTTTCGATTAATAGCTAACCATCTGACAGCAGAAGATATAGCTTCTGAATTATCAATATCTATTTTGACTGTTAACCGACATCGTGAAAATATCAAAGCTAAAATCGGAGCAAGGAACGTAGGAGAGATGATTTCTTACTGGCATGCTAATAATCTACAATAATTTAGCATTTTCCGGGTTCGATTCCCGGCTTCGAACGACGATTTACTAACTAATAAACTTATTATTATGGATGCAAAGAACAAACCTTTTGTAACTCTTCAGAACCGGAATAACGAAGATGTATTTTGGATTCCGAAGCCTACCTCTAATAATGTATTGAATTGCGTAGCTGCTTTTGATGTAATGAGGTATCTTCCTTTTATTGATGCACTAAATAATCTCTCTTATGTAGAGGTGAAAAATGTATCATCAATAGATGAATCTATGAGTACAGTAACTATCAAGCTAATTGAAGAGAATAGTTTAACTCAGATTATTGAGGATATTCCACAGTTTTTATTCCAATTTGTAGAGCAGGCTATGCCAACAAATAACATTCATCAGGGGAAAGGAGAATAAAGATGGATGTGATTAGATTCTCAGATGGTTGGAACGGAAAATTAAAATGTAAATGCTTCACGACTTTTCGTCTTGCTACTGCCAAGTATCAGATTAACAAAACGTATCGTATTGAGTTGAAAGGACAATACATTGGAACTGCAACGATTAAAGGCATGCGTATAATGAAGCTTTATCGGGTGAATGAATTTATAAGTTTCCTTGATACGGGGTATGAACCGGGAGCATTCGTAAATATGATGAAGCGAATGTACATGAATAAAGTGCCTGATGTAATGCAAGCTGATTTTTACTATATCCTATTAAAATGGGAAGGAGAACAAAAATTGGATTTTGATGGAAAAGAAAAGACAGAGGAAGTTAAACAATCTCCGGTATCGGCTTAGGAAAAACGGATACCAAATCAATGATGAAGTAAAAGTCGTTGTTTTACCAGGAATGGAAGAAGAGCGAAGCCTTCTACGAGAACGAGAAATAAAGAAGTTCGGATACGATTTACAAGAAAGATTATTTAAATAAATCAAGCAACTTAGAAATGAGCATAAAGAATAGTTACTTAACCGTTACAGATCAATTCTGTGGTGCCGGCGGATCATCGCAAGGCGCACGCAAGTTATCCCGAAAAATGGGTGGCGGCTTAGAAGTAAAGTTGGCAATGAATCATTGGAAGCTGGCCGTAGAAACCCACAATACTAACTTTCCGGAAGCTGACCATGATTGTGCCGATATACAAGCTGTTGACCCACGACGTTATCAAAGTACCGATATATTAATAACTTCTCCTGAATGTACAAATCATTCTCTTGCAAAAGGTGTGAAAAGGAAGTATCAGCAAACTAATACATTATTTGGTGATCTAACAATTGACCCGGCAGCGGAACGATCACGGGCAACAATGTGGGATGTTCCTCGTTTTGCAGAATATCATAAATATAACCTTATCATAGTTGAGAATGTAGTTGAAGCACGGCAATGGGTAATGTGGGATGCTTGGTTGCACGCAATGCACAATTTAGGGTATGAGCATAAATGTGTTTATCTAAATTCAATGCATGCATTGCCTACTCCTCAAAGCAGAGATAGAATGTATGTTATATTTTGGAGGAAAGGAAACATGGCTCCGGATTTGAATTTCTGCCCTAAAGCTTATTGTAAATCTTGTGGGAAAGAAGTTGAATCTATACAGAGCTGGAAGAATTCCAAAAAGAAGTTTGGGAAATACCGACAACAATATATCTATCGTTGTCCACGCTGTACAAATGAAGTTGAACCATATTATTATTCGGCATTCAATGTTATTGACTGGTCGAAGCCCGGAGAGAGAATTGGAGATAGAAAGAAGCCACTAGCTGACAACACAATGAAGCGTATCGAATGGGGATTAAATAAATGTTCTGATTCAAGTTTTGTTATTTATACAGATAATTCCAGCGTACTAAACCGTGCATCTGGCATATCTGATCCCATCTACACCCAGACCACCAGACAAGTTGCAGCACTAGTCACCAAAGGTTCATACGGTGGTGATATAGTGCCGATAACATCACCTGAGTATACAATGACTACGCAACATAATTATGGTGTTGTCGGAGTGCCTATGTTGATTGATGAACATAATAAAAATGGTAAGTGCCGACCGTTAAATGAACACGTTTCGACGGTACTTTCCGGAGATAACCATCACGGTTTCGTCGGTATCCCAATGATAATAAAGAACTACGGCGGTAATTTCAATCCGAAGAATGCACCAATACCCATCGATCAAGTTCTTGGAACAATGACTACTGTGGATTCTCATGCACTTTTAAGAGTTCCGTTTATCGTTGAAAATCGAGGCCAATCGAATGCCAGGGATATCAACCAGGCATTAAGTACCCAAACATCCATGATTACGCACGGAATAGCATCCACCGAAGCTGTGAATGCATTTCTTTCTTATTATTATGGAAATAATCAAGCATCCGGAATATTCGATCCAGTTGGAACTATTCCAACAAAAGACCGCGTAGCACTTGTTTTGTCTACTCCTAAAAACATTGATATAAACGAGTGTACTTATAGAATGCTATTTCCTCACGAAGTTCAGGCAGCTATGGCTTTCGAATCGGATTATGTCATATGTGGAACTGGAAAAGATAAGGTCAAACAGCTCGGAAATGCAGTAACGCCACCAGTAATGGAGTTGTTACTTGAAAGAGGCATTGAGACTTTTTATTAATTCAAATCAGAAAGGAGTAAAAATGGCAAGAACAATTTATGAAAACATTGGTGTTGAATTCGTTTTGGAAGAAATAGACGAATATGAAGCAAAAATCAAGGTTAATGACAAAACTCTGATTTATATATCCAGAGAACAAGAGGCTGAATTTGAGGAAGAACTTAAAAAGTTATTCGACAAATATAGAATTTAACAAGAATAAACTTGAACCTAATGCTGTATAGGCAAACGTAATGGAATATGTGTGACTGTTTTGATAAAGTAGAAGCGAATTTGAAAGAAAAGACCGATGACCCGGAAGCATCTTTAAATTATATGTACGCCATGCCGTCTTTTGAAAAGAAGCCAGTAATAGAAGCAACTTACCGGAAAAAGAAAAAGGATGGTACATTTAATAAAACGGAGAGTACTATATCTATTGCTTATCCTTTTTGCCCGTTTTGCGGAAAGAAATTATCAGAAGAAAAATAATTCAAATCAGAATAGATATGAGTAAGATAGATGTTTCACCCCTGAACACTGCATTTGAAAATCTGAAAGATGGCGCAATCCTGTTATTTCAGAAAAATTCTGATGGAACATTCTCGCCTATTTCTTTGGAGAGGTCACACGGAAGATTGATACAAGAAATACTGGCTGAATGTAGTAAAGAAAGTCCTCTTTATGTTCTCAAAGAGGTTAAGGTAAAGCAATTAACGTAAAACCAAATAAATATGAATGAGAAAGAAGATTTTTTCTTTATGGTATATGTAGAGGGTGAACATACCCCGGCGTATAAACACAGCGATTTGACAAGTGCAGAGACAGAGGCTAAACGATTAGCTGAATCTTCGAATAGAAAGGCTTATGTTCTTTGCTCTATCAAGTCTTTTGAAGTAAACAAGTTTACGGTTAGAGATTGTCGTCCGGCGCTGGGTGATGACCTTCCGTTTTAATTAGAAAAGTGAAAGTTACATTTGAAATAATTGATTAATAAAGGGATAGATATGGAACAAAGAATTTTTCTTTTAGCAATTAAAAAGAGCAAGAAACGTGTAGGAACAACCTATTGTATAGGTGTACATCGATTAGGAACCTCAAATATGGAGTTTATATTAGGAGAAACTGACAATGACCGTGAATATGTAAGAGGTGATGAAGTTTCATATGTATATAATGCAGATTATACCGAAAACTTGCAAAATGCTTTGGATTGGCTGAATAATACTAAATAATAATGTTGGAACAATATGTAATAGAAGGGTTGCTGAATGCAATCAAAGAAAGAAATGCAGAAATCGAAATTATAACCTCTGCTTTGTGGAATGCCTATAAAGGGATGACGCCTATTAAAGCTCTAAACGAAGCCATTAAGGAATATAATGAAATTCAGAAAGATATTGAAGAAAATGGCTAAAACTGAATGAACTTGCAAGTTCTTTATAAACCTTCAAGTATTTGTGTAAAAAATGCTCCGTCAGGAGTCAATTATGAATAACTAACTTTAATATGCCAGCTTTAAGGAGAGCTGTTGGGTATCAGCCCCAGTTTGGGTTTGTTCATTGGGACCGGGTGAAATCCCCGGTCTTTTTTAGAATGACTTAAATAGCTGAAGATATGCAGAAAGTTTGGAATATATTATGGAAACAGTTTGAATGTGCCACTAATGAGTTTAATGCTTATATTGATGGCGGTATTCCTGCTATTGCACAACAAAAAATAGCCAAGTTTATCAAAGAATGGGATAAACTGAAGGAGCAGGCAATGAAGTTTGACGAATTAATGCAGAATCCCATAGAGCCGATTGAAATCAAACTACCATTCGAAGAAGAAGAGTTTCTGCAGACTTGGCAATATTGGAAAGAATACCGTCTTGAAACGTTTGGTAAGACCTATAAAAGCAGAGAAGAACAGAAGGTTTTGGACTATCTTGATGAAATAAGTGAAGGAAGCCCGGATATAGCAATTAGATATTTGAACTTCGCTATGGCTGGTAGTTATCCTAAGTTTTTTAAAGTGACTGATAATAGCTATACTAACCCACCTAAAGAAATAACCCATGACAGCGACTTTTAGTGACTTCATTAATACCTGCAAACAAAAGCAGCAAGAACTGGATCGGGAGCTATGGGCTTTTCATTATTCTCATATTTCTGACATCGAGTTTTGGACGCTATTGAAAGCAAAGGCAGAAGCTATAATGATGCAAAGAGGTATTAAGTCAACATTCATTGTTGACCAGTACAATAAGGACATAATTCGTCAGTTATATTATTATCTGACCGGAGATGTGGGGAATTGCAAGTGGAATGTACATAAAGGCATATATTTGATGGGAAAAGTCGGATGCGGCAAATCCTTATTGATGTACTCCTATTTGTCTGTACAGGATTATCTCACTCGTAAGATAACTGAAACTATTCATGCAAAGCAACTGATAGAATTACTTCAATCTGAAGGTGGAATTACTGGCCTAAGAGAAAGACCTTTGCTTATTGATGAGTTGGGACGTGAAAATTTGGAGATGAAAGACTATGGAAATGTAGTCAAGCCGGTTATAGACCTGTTTGCTATCAGGTATGAATATGGCGGTAGGACTTATGCTACTTCGAACTTTACTCTTGATACACTTGAAGCTGCAAGAGATGTAAAAGGAAAGGTTACTGCGCAAAGGTATGGTAATTTCATCCGAACGAGAATGGACGAAATGTTTAATGTGGTGGAACTCCCAGGAGAAAACCGCCGATTAAGATGGGGAAATAATGGCTAAGAGAGAATTGGCAAAAACTTCTTCGGCTGCCAAAGCTGCTGGAAAAGTACAAGCGGTAAAGGAGTGGTTGGATATGAACTATGAAATTAAGATTAATATATTCGACCACTCAAAATCGTATATTGAGAGTAAGGAACGTGAATACACTACATCAATCACAGAAAATGATATCTATATGCATATGATTGATGATGGTTTGGCCTGTAGCAAGTCGTTATTAAAGGCTATATTGACTTCTCCTAATCAGATGACAGCATATAATCCGGTTACAGAGTATTTTGATGGTTTACAAAACAAATGGAACGGTGTCAGCCAAATAGATTTGTATTGCAGCTTTCTCCGGGCACACGACTTTAAAGATAAAGATGATACGGAATTTTATCAAAACCGGATGAAATACCTAATAAAAAAGTGGTTGGTAGCTGTAGTTGCACAAGTATATGGTAAGAGGCAGAATGATGTAGCAATTGGATTTGTTAATGCTCAAGGCGGAATAGGCAAGACGACACTGATTGAATTTTTGGTACCACGATGTTTGGAAGAGTATTACGTTGTTTCGGATAAAGACGAACGTATATTCAGAATGACAGAGTGTTTTGTTTCCCGCTTTATTATCAACTTTGATGAGTTTGTTGGAATAACAAAGTCAACAGAGAACAGTTTTAAAAATAATATGAGCCGGCTCATGGTGGATATCAAGTTGCCAGGAGAAAGTTTCACCACAAAGATGCAACGTATTGCTTCCTGTGCTTTCACAAGTAATAAGACACAGGAGATGGGAGGGTTTCTATTTAATTCAGATTCCGGTCTTCTCCGTAGAATAGCCGCTATTGAGATTGACGAGATCGGGGATTACAGAGAAGCCGTGGACGTGGATCAGCTTTGGGCGGAAGCTATGACCTTGTATAATGGAACTTTTGATTATACCTTTAATCGAAAAGATTATGATGATTTCCAAGAATATAACGCAAAGTATGTGATTGAATCCACCGCATATAAATTGGTGAAGGAATGGTACCGGAAGCCGGAAGAAGATGAAGAGTCTTTGTTCCGCATGCCGATGGACATCGTTCGGGAACTGAAAGCTGCACGAAAGATAACTAGCTCAATGACCCGCATTGACGATATTACTATCGGGCAGGCATTGCGCCAGTTAGGCTATGAACGTATAGGTAAGAAATTGCCGGGAATGGGTACACGTTATGGATATAAGGTAGTACAACTCTATTAATCAGATATTTGTATATATGTATATTAGATCATAAGGTCTAATATATAAAAAACTATTTAAGAGAAAAATAATTGAAAATGTGGTTACAACCTTACAACCTTTATAATATATGTGTTTTAATATGTTGATAATCAGATATGAAAAGGTTGTAAGTGCATAGTTTGTTATTCACTTACAACCTACTTACAACCACTTACAACCATATAAGTGGTTACAACCGGTAGACTAGATGTAATGTGCTTATATACAATGCTTTGATTGTTAGTTGTAGGTTGTAAGCTAGTATGGGAAATTATTTTAAAAAACAAGTAATATGGAAAAACCAAGTGTAACAATAGAACTAGCACCCTATTTACATGATTACTTATATCATGAGTTTGGGTGTAGAAAAGAAGGTGGGGTAATGGTAGCAACCACTAATGATCTCGGAAAAATGATTCAAGCAATGGTGACAATAAAAGACCGCCCGCCACGTCTTCCTTTGAAAGAGAATCCAATTACATTATATTTGCCAACACAGGAATGGAATCATTTCATTTTAAATGAAAACTTTCTGTATATTCCTGAATGGAAACAAAGGATGTTGCAGGATTACATTGAAGCATCTTTCCGTCTTCGTATTCGCGAATATTTTGTTGCGGGATATGAGAAGGGATTCAAGCAGGATAAGATTATAAAAGCGTTTTTGATGGCATATAACATTAAAAATAACGCAATAAACTATGATGCGATAAAGAAGTATGACTATCGAAATCGGAAAAAGATGATAAAAGAGGTAAATAAGGAAATACAACTGTCTCTTTTCTAAGTGATTGTGTTTTTTTTACGATTAATCTATAAGTAAAAAGATATTTTTTATCTTTTTTATACTTATACTTTTAAGCAATTTATTCATTATTAGATATATAAGCTATGAGTTTAGATGATAAAAGAGCACAAATTAGCGCAATGTTCTATCTTTCAATAGACGATGCGGATATTGATGATTGTTTGGGCGTTAGTTCCATCTCCGTTTCCGGCAATTGGATCGATTTTAATATATCCAAATGTGAGCTAAAAGAAACTAGGTCTGCTCCGGGAGAATTGGTACAACAAGAATTGAGCGCTACTTGTACAGATTCAAGTGAGGCGAATGAATCATTTATTAGGGAACAATGTGGTGGATATGGGCTACTTCGTATTGATTACTCTAATGGTGAGAGGAAAGTGGTTGGAACAGATAAAAACCCGGTACAGCTCTCTATTGAGAGAAGCGGTTCCCCAGCAGCCATCACTCTATCAATAAAACGTTCTAGTGCCGAGTTCTCAAAGTTCCTAAAGTCCTTTTAATAGGCGGTAAGTCATTGTAATTTTGTATCAAACAAATAAAGTATAAAAATACATGGCATTTTCTTCTTTATATAGTGCTGTTTTGAGAGGTAAATGGTTTATCTCACTCCGGGATGTGGAAGCCAACCAAATCCTGATTAATCTTCTTTTAGAAAGAGGGGTTGAGAGTGAAGATATAACCAAACTATCAGATAAGTCTCCCATAGTTGTATGTGCGATGTCCGAAACAGAAATGAAATCCGGACACGATTTTTCAGATGCACCACAAGATAGTGTGGCAGTCATAGGGCTTCAAGGTTCTATGTTGAAATACGGTTCATACTGTAGTTATGGAACTACTGAAGTAGCAGAGATGGTAAATCAGGCTGCAGATTCCCCGAAAATTTCTGGTATTTTGCTTGACATAGATTCCGGTGGCGGTAGCGTTGATGCTATCGCCCCACTCATTGATGCAATCCAATATGCACAGAAGAAAAAGAAGTGTGTGGTTGCATATTGTGATTTGTGCGCATCTGCTGCCTACTATGTAGCTTGTTATTGCGATGAAATTATTGCTTCTAACACAATCTCTTCGGAATTTGGCTCTATTGGTGTAATGATGAGTTTTCCGGATTATGCCAAATATTATGAGAAAGATGGAATAAAGGTTCATACAATCTATAGTAATTTATCATCTTATAAAAATGCGCCGTTTGAAGCGGCGAAGGAGGGAAAATATGATGCAATCAAAACAGAAGAACTTGATCCGCTCGCAAGAGGATTCCAAGAAGCAGTTAAAAGTAGAAGAGGTAGTAAACTTAACCTCGAAACGGAAGGGATCATTGCCGGGCGCATGTTCTATGCGAACGACGCCAAAAAAAATGGCTTGATTGATTCGGTTGGTACTAGAGAGTTTGCATTGAGAAGAGTGAGAGAATTGCGCAGAGATGCGTATGTAAACGAATATATTAATTCAAAAAGTGCATAATTATGTTTGAAAAAGTAGTTGCTGCCGTATTTGGATATTTGGGAATCTCAGCTTTAGCTAAAGACAAGGACGGAAAATCCTCAATGAGTAAAGAGCAGGAGACTAAACTGGAAGATAAATATGGAAAAAAATTCGTCGAGGAGTTCAAAAAGGATCTTGCCGATTTCGAAAAGGAGGGGAAAACTGCAGAGAGTGTGGTAACAGAAGAACTTCTGTCTGAAATGGAGGTTGAGAAAGGGAAAAATGCGAAAGAGTTGAAAGAGGCTCGTGAACGTATTGCCAAACTGGAAAAAGAGAAAGAGGAAGCCGATGCCATAATCGCTAAGTTGGAAAAGGAAGAAACAGCTGATGCAGGAAAGGTTGTAACAGGAACAAATGCGGATAATATGGGAAAGACTTTTAAACCGGACATGAATCTGTCGCATAATAAATATGTTGATGCTATTTATTATGGAAGACCCGGTGCTTCTTATTCAGGCAATACAACTATTGAAACTACCGAACTGCAAAAAGAATTTGGTAAGTATGTAAATAGTGAACGTCTTGAAATCCTGCAAAGTTTGATGGGAAAGACCGAATCTACGCAGTATATGTCCACCATCGCTACCGATAAAGTGGAGGTTCGTGCACAACAGGCAGCAATTGATTCGGTATTACAGCAGTTTACTCCCCATTGGACGCCCAAAGGAAAAACTAAATTTACTCCGCTTACCATTAAGAATTTCAAATGTAAAATTAACGTTGCTATCGTTCCATCTGATGTGATGGAGGATATCATCGGATATCTTTATGATGAGAACTTGAAGCCGGAAGATATGCCGGTTGTAAAGTATATCTTAAATCAACTTGTGTTCCCTAAGTTGGACGAAGAGCGTGAGGTTGCTTTGGCTACAGGTAAGTTTGTAGAGTCTAAAGCTGTGAAAGACGGTGATGATGCAACAGAAGCCAATGAAGTTATGGATGGGTATGTCACTCAACTTGTAGCATTGAAAGAAGCGAATAATAAAGCTATTACCTGGTTGCTCAATGGCGAGAAGCTGTCGGATGAACAGCTGGTAGATCAGATCGACAAGGCGGTTGAAGAGGTTAAACCGTTATACAAAAAGAAACAGATGTTTATTCATGCCGATCCGGACATTGTAACGCGCTATGGAAAAGCATATCGCAAGAAATATCCTTGGTTGAAGAATGAAGATGGAGAAAAAGTGAAAGTCGATTTCTCTAAATTCACATTTGCTCCACTTGAAGGTATGCGTGGTACCGGAGTTTTCTTTATTACTCCAAAAGAGAACTTCAAACATTTGCGTAGTAAGGACCCACAAGCTACAAAAATTTGGATGCAAGGAGAAAACTATAAGGTGAAGATTTTTGCTGAATGGTGGGAAGCAACTGGATTTTGGATTGCTGAAGCTATTTTCGCATATATTCCACCCACAGAGTCAGGAGCGTCTGTCTCCGAAGCTGGTGGGCTTTAAAAAATAAAAGGAGGTAAAATTATGGCAGAATCAGTATATCAGTTTGTATCGGTTCCTAAGAAGACATCGAATGCAGGACGCCCGAAAGGTAAAAAGGCGTATATTGTCTATTTCCGCTGGAATGATGTAAAGACATACAACCGTGATGAAAAAGGAGTACGTGTTAAGGAATTCGCTTTGGCAGATGGGAAAAAGCCGATTGCAGTCTATGCAACCGACTCTACTATTAACATTTATCACACAAGCGAAGGAGAAGACGATGCGCGTGGCTTCATTCATCATGTAGATTATGAGCATCCGGGAACAGAGGTTGAACACGATGAATTTGTAAACAACAATATCAATGAAGATTTAGGAGCTATTGTTTTTGGCTGCTCAGGTGATGATGCAAAGATAGCAGGTACTCCCTGTACTCCATTGAAACTCACAAAAGCAGATTCACAGGATAACAAAGAAGGTGATAAAAATACGATCAACTTGGCAAGTTCACTGCGTGGGGCTACAATTGGACATATTGCCAAGAGCCTTATTCCGGCTACAGACAGTGAGGAAATCAATGCTATTTTAGGATTGGCTGGTAGTGCGTCAGGCTCATCTAAAGGAGGTCTATAAATAAGTTTGTTTGTTGTGTTGAGAAGTGAAATATTTTACAAGCTCAATAGCTAATGTAAATGACAAAAGTCGTATTGGTTTGGTTTATGGTGCATTCCAAGGTTGTGTTAATTTGAAAAGTGTGACAGTAATGCCTAATGTAAATGAGTTTGACGGTGCCGTCTTTTATGGGTGTACCTCGTTAGAAGCAATACTATTGCCTGATACTATGGAAGTTATTAAAAATTCTGCATTCGAGGGTTGTACATCTTTGAAAACGGCTAACATTCCATCTGGATTAACTCAAACAGAACTTGCATCCGGTATATTCAGGGATTGCATATCGTTGACATCATTAATGGAAATTCCGGCAGTCGTATCGTCAATAGGTATGAGGGCTTTTATGAACTGTAGTTCTTTAGAAGGTATTAAGATGCTTGGTAGCGTGCCTCCCAGTCTGGGATATGGCGTTTTTGAGGGTACTACTTGCCCGATATATGTTCCGTCCGGGGCTGTACAGACATATAAATCAGCATGGAATAGCCTGCAATCAAGAATAATAGGGTATAATGAATAAATCCAAAAATTATGGCAATATTAAGTAACGGTAAGTTTTATGGTTTCCTTTGTTCGGTGAAAGAGACAGGACAGAAATTGGCGAATGGAGTAAAAGAGTATGTGGAAGATTTCATGTCCGGCTTTGCAGGACATGGCTGGAAACTCTGGGAGTACATGACTGGTAAATGGAAACTGGAGATTGATACAATCGTGGTTCGTGAAACTATGATTATCTTTGAAATGCTGATAAGTAAGATTCGGGCTATCATTGGTGCACAAACAATAAGTCAAGGGCATGGAAAAGTAAAGTCCGCTCGTATTTCTGACGATGGTACAGAATACCTCATAGTGTTGGAGGATGAGGATATGAGTATCGTAGCGCACGACTTCGTACGCTGTCAGACATTTGTAGGTGACAAGACAAAGCTTTATCATGTCGAGGTTGATTCTGTCGATGTGGAGACAAAAACCTTGCACATTCTCCTATCAGAATTTGACAAGGATGAATCGGGTAATATCCTTTATCCTCCTGCAGCGGGTGACGAACTGGTCCAGTTCGGTAACTCGCAAAACAAAGCTCGTCAATCTGCTATTTATATGCACGCTGACGAAACAGGTCAACCGGCTATTGACGTGATGTTCGATGTCAATAGCAAAAATTGGGACGGGAAGGTTAAAGTTCGTATGGGTGGTGATATACCGGGTGGCAATGGATTGAAAGGGTTCTACAGTGTCAACGGTATGGTAAAAGCGGTGGATGATAAAGGTATTGTTATTTATGAGTTGTCTCCTGATGGTTCGGTCAATCTTGGAAAGGGAAACATTGTGTATAGTCCTTCCACAAACAAAGTAACTCTCGGTTCAGGTGTAACCTTAACATGGAATAACCTTGATAATGAGAGTAAGGAGAATTTGAAAGGTGAACCGGGTGAGAATGGAATCAGCCTTGTATATAAGGGTGAACTTTCCTCTCATCCTTCCAACCCCAAAAACGGTTGGTATTACCGTAATATCACCGACAAAAAAAGCTATGTTTATCAAGATGATGCATGGTATGTTATGACTGTTGACGGTTTAGATGGTCAGGACGGTAATGACGGGCTTGATATTGTATGGAAGGGAGATTCTTCAATTCCTCCCGCTAATCCTCAAAAGAATTGGGCCTATCGTGATACAGACAACGGGCGTGTTTACATCTATAACGGGACTGCATGGGCACTAATGGTGGCAGATGGCACTGACGGTGAACCCGGCAAGGATGGCATGAGGGTTTATATAACCTATCATGACAGTGAAGAAGAACCCGCTAAACCTACCGGAAGCGGAACATCGAACGGGTGGCATACCAATGCCACCGCTTCCGTTATTTGGATTTCACAGAAGGTGGCAGAAAGTGCGGATTCAGGTGGATGGGGTGATCCTATACGAGTGAAGGGGGAGCCGGGAAAAGATGCCAATCTTCTACCGTGGATTGAGGAATGGGATAATAATAAAACACAGATTGGTAGTGAATCTATCATTTCACCTAAAATGTTCGCAGGTACCAATACTGGGACATCAGCTAATCCAACTTTGACAGGTGTTGCAATAGGGCGTGGGGTAATAACAATAAATGGGGTTGAAAAGACTGGTCTCTTCGGTTTGAAGAATGGTAAGTTAACTTTTGAAATAGATGCAGAAACAGGTGATGCTGCATTCAGAGGTAAGATTGAGACTCAAACATCCGGTAGCCGAATCGTAATTGATCCAATCACTAACTCTTTAAAAATGTACAACACAAATGACTGGGCAGTCTTTTCACTATCGTTTATCGGGGATTCATATAATGCGTATCCTCAATTTGTAATTAATGGAGTCGAAAATGGAGAGTATTCGCCAGGTATAGTAATGACAGGTAGAAAAATAGAAGGTAGTCTTTATTATTCGAAAGGTTCAGGTCTGAATGCGGATACAAAATGGAAAATAGATGAAGATGGAATATCCCATTTTAAGGATACGCAAGGTTTTAGTTTGACTGTTGATCTTGATCAAACATATCTTCCTGGCATGACAAGCCTTCATCTAACGAGATTTGCTCCGGGTTTTTTGCCGGGATATAGTACTGCAAAAAATGGGGAAGTGTATGTAACTTCAGATGGTACACTTAAAATCAAAGGATATTCGGTTGAATCATAAAAACGAATAATGATGGAACTAAATGACTGGCTAACAATACTAGGAGCCTTAGGTGGCTTGGAGGCAATCAAATGGATGGTTAACTTCTATGTTAACCGGAAAACTGATGCAAGGAAAGAGGATGCTTCTGCTGACTCTATGGAAGATGAGAATGAACGTAAACAAGTGGATTGGCTAGAGGATCGTATTGCTCAACGTGATACGAAAATAGATGCTATCTATGTTGAATTACGTAATGAGCAGAATGATAAATTAATTTGGATACATAAATGTCACGAGTTGGAACTACAGTTGAAGGATGCTGAACATAATCGTTGTGATCGACCTGATAATGACTGTAGTCGTCGTATTCCACCGCGTAGAGTTACAATAACTAAAGATAAGGAGGAAAAGAAATGAAAACTATTGATTCGATTATTATTCATTGCTCGGCCACACGTGCCGGGCAAGATTTACGTGCTAAAGACATTGACCGGATGCACCGACAAAGGGGATTCAGTCAGATCGGTTACAATTTCGTGATTGATTTGGATGGTACCGTGGAGAATGGCCGTCCATTATCCATCGATGGTGCACATTGTAGCACAAAGGGATTCTCTGGCATATCATACAATAAGCATTCGATAGGTATCTGCTATATCGGTGGACTTGATGCGAACGGAAAACCTGCTGATACACGGACGCCCGCTCAAAGAGCTAGTTTACGTGAGCAGGTAGCAAAGCTCTGCAAGGAATATCCTATTGTGGAGGTTCTGGGGCATCGTGATACTTCTCCAGACTTGGACGGCAGCGGTGAAGTAGAACCGGCTGAGTATATCAAGGCTTGTCCCTGCTTTGATGTTCGTTCTGAGTTTTCTAATTTTCTTCGTAATACAGTGATCCGGCCATGAAACGATTGAACTATGCATTTATCATATTGCTGACGTTAGCAATATGGCTGTCGTCTTGTAAGACTTCTCGCAATTTAGAAATGCAAAAGCAGATTGACTATTCAGGGGATTTTTTGTATTTGCGAAATTTAACTGAATCACTACGGCTGGATGTGAATAAGCAAACGAAAATTACTACAGACAAACTAAGTGATTTGAAGATTGAAAATACAACTGTTTACTTGTCTGATCCGGATTCAACAGGGAAGCAATATCCGGTCAAAGAAAGTACTACCACTGCTTTCAGGCAAGAACAGGAAAGAACGGAAATAAATGAAACATTATCTCTTACCTTACAACAGTTTTCTAACCGATTAGATACTATTAATAGTAAGGTAAATGCTATATTGAGCCAAAAAGAAAAGGTCGTAGAGTTATCATGGTGGGACTTACATAAAGATAAAGCATATATTATTATAGCTCTGATAATTGTAGTAGGGGTAGTGTATAGGCGAAATAAATAACCTAAAAGAGGCAGCGTTCGTTGCCTCTTTTAGGTTGTAGGTTGTACGTTAGATATCGGGAAAGCCATTCCTTATTTTATCACTTTTCACAGCAAAGTTTCTTCTGATATATCGTTCTGTAGTATCAATAGATTTGTGACGGAAGTGACGTTGTAGCTCCCAGGTATCAATACCTTCATTTACAAGTTTTACTCCTCCTGTATGTTTGAAACTGTATAATTTGTATTGAGTTGAAATGTTGAGTTTATCACGTATTCTATCAAACCTAAATCTAAAATTATTCTTTCCCAACATTATTTTGCCAGGAATGCCATTATGAGAGAAAATATAGAATTCTTTGGGGTGTATATCAAGGTTTAATACTTTATATATATAGTCATATAATTGACGTGGAATATTTACTGATTCAGTTAATCGGTTCTTACTTATGTCTTTAGGTACTGTTATAATATGATTGTCAAAGTCTATATCTCCAATTTGTAATTGCCTACATTCATTTGGACGGATGGCACAATAATACTCCATCTGACAGACTAACCATAATTGTGGATCATGTTCTTTCATATACGTTGATAAAAGCTGGCGTTCTCGGTCAGGAATTGGTTTGGCTGCTTCATCCTTAATGGTTCCCATGTTGGGTATGTCATGTACGGGATTAGTATCTATAATTCTTTTTACTTTTAGTAAATAATCGAAGAAACCATGTAATATTTGAGTATACTTTTTTACTGTTCTTTGGCTTACATCATGCTTTTCTACAATATAGCATAGAAATTCGCATATTGAACTCTGTTCGAAAAAACAAATACTTTGCTTATCTAAACCGGTTTGTTCCACCCATTCACAGAATATGCGTAGTTTGGATTTATAAGTCTGAAAAGAGTGGGGGATTACTTCTACTTTTTTTATTGCTAAGAAATCAGAGAGGTATGTGCGTATACCCACAGAACCTTTTCTTTCATTACCCCATCGTTTAGCTATGTTCTGATATAATAGTTCATCGTTATAGCTGACTTCTTTTCCTAAGAATGGAATTTCCCCCCTAGTGAACTTCTCCTTAATCTCATTTATGATTTTTTCTGCGAATGCGTAACGTTCTTCTTTGGTCTTTAATTTTGCAAAACCATTATAGACCCGGAAACGTTTCATTTCTTCTGTTTGAGGATTACGACATGAATACTCTACGAACCATGTTTTACTCAAATCGCCACCACAATCTTTTAGCTGTGGTAGGATGACAATAGACTTTTGTTTTGCCATAATAATTACTTTTAATTGTATATTGACGATTTACCAACTAAAAGACAATTATAGACAGTTTGAAGATCGACTTAAAAAGAATATATTTTTGTATGTAACTAATTGATATTCTTTTAATTTTGTCGGGATACCAGGATTCGAACCTGGGACCCCCTGCTCCCAAAGCAGGTGCGCTAACCGGACTGCGCTACACCCCGAAGTGCTTTTATAATAACCCTTTCTGTCTTTTTTGTAGTCGGGGTAGCGGGATTCGAACCCACGACCCCCTGCTCCCAAAGCAGCGTGATTATAAAGGATATTCAGCTACATATCAGTCAATTATAATGATGTGAGCTAACCATTTCAAAGATAGTTCAAAGAACGCTATTTTGAGAGCCTTATTTTAGCCCTTTCTAACTCATAATTCAAGAGAGCAATTTCTTGCTTTTGAGCACTATTTTCTCGCAGCACTTTCCGGAGTTGTTGCCGAAGAGAAGCGATTAATTTATCTTTTTCTTCCATACATTTATATATTAAGATAAACACTATCATGAAACATTTTAAAGAATTACACATCTATTTTGAGATAGATCAAGAGAATTATGCTATTACCCGCACGATAAAGGATGAAAAAGGTAAAATCATATTTCAGCGTAAAACTAACTATCTTAAAGCTAATCCCTATACAGATGACCCTGTTTGTATTCTTGAAGATATACTTCAAAATGGTACTTCATCCCAAACTATTACATCGCTAAATGAGCTTTCAGATACGGAAATCCGGCTTCGGACTTTGGAGCTTGTACAAAGAACTTATAGTTGTCATAATCCCTTTGAGTTAATTGCACGCTCCATTGCACTTGCTAGATATGCAAAAACTGGTAAATACAATCGTTCTTCAGGCAATGTTACTGAACAAATAGGTTTGGAATACATGGAACGCATATATGACCAGTTAACAGAAAAACGATATGAACCCAAGCAGACCGCCAATAATACTAATGATAAGCCCAATGTCCCTAAGACGAATATATCGCTTTTCAAGAAACTGTTTTCGCGTTTCAGAAACAAATAAACCGTATCTAATAGCATTTAATCCAAGCCCTGTTATTTCAACAGGGCTTTCTTTGTCTACAATCCATTCTCCGTTAACCAATTCACCATTATACTTTAGCAGTTCGTTAGCATACAAGAAGTCTTTAACCTCTTGATATCCTTGAAATCTGTCACAATACATCTTCTCTAATCGCTTCCGTTCTTTATTCTGAATATTAGCAATTCGTAATAAAGTCAGCAGACATTTATCATTAAAATTATGAATTTCTCTCATTATTCAAAAGTTAAGCAATCAATTAACTAGACTTCTAAACTTATATGATCATTCTTTTTCATAGAATAGCAGTCCGACACGATCTATATGCTCGCCAATAGGAGTCCCTATATTTTTATTATAGTCAACTACGTCAACCTTATACAATAACCCCAAATCTTCTATCTGGATATTTATATCCATTAGTTGGTTAAAAGTTATATTCTCTCCTACAGCTGCCAAATCTATATCAGAACCTTCCGAATAAGTTCCTTTTGCCCTGGAGCCAAAAATAAGTACCTTATCAATATTGGGGAAGCGCCGGAATACACTACAAATATCCGTTATTACTGTATCACTAAGGCCGTACATAATCAAAACAATGTTCCCATTTCCATTCGTAGCTTTTCTTCATTCAACCTGCTATCAAGTTGTTTCAACAAAAGCGAATACTCCTCATATATTTTGCGTACAATTTCAATAGCATCACCTTCATTATAAGTATGCGAAGTAGTAACCCTAGCTTTTGCCATTCTACGCCAGCCGTCATGATCTGTGATCATATTATCTTCAAATGCCTTTTGAAGAGTGCCATTCGGACCTTGCACAAACTCGTAACCTTTATATTTCAACAGATCCTGAAGGACTTTCCAGCCAAGTTCAAAAGTATATTCAAATCTTTGTATCAGTCCTTCCATTTCAAGTTCAGATAAACTATCGGGAGTCTTATCAGATTCAGTTATATCCAGAATCCGCTTATTAGCCCGGTGAAAGCTGTCATATCTTTGTAACCAACGTATATCTTGTTCCATAAATCTATTTTTCTTAGTTGTAAAATCAATTAAATAGGCTTCTTTATCCAGTTTATATAGAGTTAATGAAGTCTACAGCAGAATTCATATTACGTTTAGTGTACTCCATGTATTCTCTGATAGCTTGATCTGTATATCCTTTGTTTTTAAGAATCTTCCATTTGCGTAAATGTTGTTTGAAGTCATCGCTGTTTTCATCCACTGTCGGCACCTCTTCTGCAGAAGCCTCGTTATATGGCTTATTGGGTTCTTTTTTCTGTTCTGCTACAATATTTTCATCCTTGGCAACATCGGGCTTATCGTTATCCTTTGAGTTACTTTGCTCCTTTATTGCAGAAGAAAGTTTATCAATGCTTGAAGACAATTCGCGGCTTCTTTCAGTATATAAATTTTTTAGTTGTTTTACATCTGCTACAAGCTGAAGGAATTTCACAATCAAAACAAAAAGAATAATCAACTGGATAATTCCAGCCAATAGATATACAACACCTATAAATCCAAATGCTTCCATAATTAGTTTTTTGTTGTAGAATTATGCTATAGAATCTTATTTGTTATGACCCCTTTTACAAGGAATACTCGAAGAACTTTAGTCTTGTCTATTATCATCTCGTCAAATTCTTCCAAGTTCTTTGGAACTAAACGCCATTTATTAGGATTGTCCTTGCAGTTACGGATATATTTCACAGTTCTGTATTCATCTGTTATAATAAGGTATGCCTCTCCAGGAAGAACACTATCTAAACTGACTTCCTTAATAGCTATAATAGAACCATCATTTATGTCTGGAATCATAGAACGTCCATAAGCTGGTACCGCACAATCACAATTCTGAAATGCAGGTATATGCAAATAGTAATTAGGAATATTAGTCTGATCGTTGGGAAGTTCATCATATCCCATAGTAACATCAACGTCAAAATAAGGTATTCCTTTGGATGATTGTTTGCTTGGTGCAGGCATTTCAGAGGAAATAGAAGTGATAGATTTCGCAGAAGAATTTAGTTTATTTCCGTCGCCAGTCAATAGCCAAGTTGTATTCAAATCTGGGTAGATTGTAGATATTTTCTCTAAATTATTCCGTCTTATAGAGTCTCCTGTGTTTCGGACAAATCCATTGCTTAAACCACAATTCTGCTCAAACATTCTTGTGCTTATGCCTAATTCGTTTATGAATTGGAGTAGCCTATCTCTAACTGTTTCTTTCATTAAATCCTAAATTTTCTTAATATATAGATTATTTCTCTATGCAAATATCTACATGTGTAGATTTTAATTCTATATTTGCACTATAAAGTTAACGTAAAACAATGATAACGCCAAAATAAAAGGGCAATAAAGTTAACAAAATAGATTATTTACTCTAAATCGATATATAGATATGGTAAAGACAGAAAAAATAAAATTAGTGGTTTACAAAGAACATACGCTTGGGTATATTCTACCAGAATTGCCTGATTCAGTTCAAATACTACATTCTTCACCTCTGAAAGGAGCTATTGGTACAACCAATTTGCAGAACAATTTCCAGATCAACAATCCGAATGAAATCAGACTAGCAAGCGAGAGTGATTTTGATGCGTTTGGAATTTCGTTTGATGGATATAAAAATTCACCTGATTACATTTATAAATAAAATAAGAAAATGAAGACAATTCTAGAAGTTTCATTACAGGAAGCAAGTAAGGCAAAGGATGCAATTAGATATAGTTTGCTGCGTACAGAACTAAACCAAACAAGTACCAATGTTTGGGAACTACCAACTTATGATATGAATGATGGATATGAGTGTGATGGTGACGAAGAACTGAAAGATGAAATTCGTGAACTGTTTTCTTCTTTCGGAATTGCAGAAGAAGAGTATTCATTCACTGACAAAGAAACGGAAGAATAAGCTATATAATCCCGGACGGGTTTGACCGCCTTTCCGGGAACTAGAAACTATAAATATAATAATGTATATGGAAAATCAATTAGAAACTATCAAAGCAAATCTGCCTTACGGATACGAAAAGCAGATAGCGAAAGAAGTAGGATGCTCACAGGGTACAGTGCACAATATCCTTAATAATAAGCCGGCTTCTGCTCGCTCAACCTACAAAGCAAAAGTATTGAATGTCGCTGTAAGAATGGCTAATGAAGCCTTGGAAGCTACTAAAGGAGTCTCCAAAGCTGCCGCCGAACTAGAGACTTTGCATCATGGAACTGCAAGCTGACGCTAAACTAACGAAGCGCGAAAATCAGATTGCTGGCCTCGCTTTTTGTGGTAAAGCAAAGAAAGAGATTGCGGATCTCTTGAATATTGCATACGGGACGGTAAACGTAATACTGGATAGAGCTTACAAAAAGACAGGAACAAGTAAACTGAATGAATTAGGCAGTTGGTGGGCTAATAGAGCATTTGCTCTAAATATTGATTTCCAGCAATTGCAGAAAACAATCGTAGCTCTTTCGTTTCTTGGAATTATTGCCTTTCAGATTGCATTTGACTGCAACAACGATCTTAACCGGAGTCGACGGGCAAGAATACGAAGAAATAAAATAGAAGAAGTATATGAACTCTAATCAATATTAATCAGGCAGCATAGCATAGAGATGCAGATGTGTTTCAGTAATAAAATCAGCTCAACACCATTCAAAAGTATAGGAAACAGCCTAATTAGAGATTATGGAAAATTGCTTCGAAATGATGGTCGCCCGATGCATTAAAATTGGGACGGTGCAAACGCTTACGATGCTGGGACTACTCCCCGAAGTAGTAACAATATCACAAGCGGAAGAAATATACGGAAAACGCCTAATAAAAGAGTGGCGCGAAAAAGCCTGGATTAAGTTTTATCCGGCAAATAATAAGGAAAGAGGAAAATATTATGTGAAACGATCCGAATTGGAAACAGCCAGTGCAATGATGGATTTGCATAATAAAGTTCCAGATAACATTATCAAACAACTAATGCAGATCGCTGTATGAGATATATACCGAAATCATCAGAAGTATTACAGGCTCTGCAAGACAGTATCGGAAAGCAGATTGCAGAAAGAGAAGAACAGAAAAAGAACTATGTTCCTACTCCTGTAGAGATTAAACCTGATAAAAATATAAGCATAGAGCCCACGGCCGAAGATATTCTTTTAATGGAGGAATATAGACGTGGAGTATATCAAGGAGATTAATAAAACGCTAATATTTAAACAATTATGAGTAAAATTATTGAAGTAAAAGTGGAAGAGCTAAATGCGCTTCCAGCAACGAAAATTGTCGAAAGTGAAAATGTACAGGCAAAATTCGTTCAAATGTACAATGCTATCTGGGGAACAGATAAAGGTGAGCAAATGTATCATAAAGAAGTATTCAACTTTCAAAAACTTCTCCGTGATAATCCTGATTTGGCAGATTCGACAAAGATGTCTCTATATGGCTGTTTTCTTGATATAGCAGTCAACGGTCTTACACTAGATCAAACAGGACATCCACTTTGCTATATACTTAGCAGAAGCAGTAAAACCGGACACAAGAATGCACAAGGATATGATATTTATGAAAAACGTGCCTATGTTTCAGTTACCGGGTATGGCGAACTGACAATGCGTATGCGTGCCGGGCAAATCAAGTATGCGGATAATCCAGTCGTTGTATATGAGGGAGATCATTTTAAAGCATCCTTAGTTAATGGTATAAAGAATATCGAGTATGAAGCACAATGTCCCCGTACTTCAACCAAAGTTATTGCTGCATTCATTCGTATTGTACGAAATGACAACTCGGTAGATTATCAATGGTTAATGGAAGGTGATATCGAACGATTGAAACATTATAGTGAAAAAGCAAATTCGAAGTGGAACGATCAAACTAAAAGACGTGAATTGGGTAAAGCCAATGCACTCTATACTTCGAATAATGGCAGCATTGATCCTGGGTTCCTTGAGAATAAGATGATCAAACATGCGTTTGATGCTTATCCAAAAGTGCGTACAGGTAAGTTTACTATTATGGATTCGGATCAAGAAGAGGAAGAAATTATCGACTATGGCTTGGTGGATGAAGATAAGGTTAATGAACCCGTTCAGGCTGTGGATAATCCTAATATTCCTTTCGGTGAAGAAAAACAACTGGAAGCTCCAGAACCTGTACAGGTGCCAGTCTCCGATGATGATGAAGACGGTGGATTCTAATACTTACTAACCGATTAAAATAAATAATATGGCAACAGAGTTAATCAAAATAGACGAAGCAAAAAATATTCTGTCATCTTTTCCAGATATAATGGGGAAGAATACAAATTCTGTCAAAAAGTGTAATGAAGCTGGGCAAGCTCTCCTTGACACTATCGAAGGAGAAGGTATGAATGAAACAATAGATCAGGCTACAGCCGACTACTTGAAAAAGGTTAGCGTAACACTCAAAAATATGGATGAACGTCGTAAACCTATTACGCAGATATTTGATAGAATACGTTCCTTTTTCACCTCCCAAGAAAAACAAATTGATCCTAAGGATCCTTCAACAATTCCCGGAAAGCTTGTGATAAAGCGCAATGAGTATGCCAAGTTTAAATACGAAGAAGAACAGAAAAGAAAGAGAGAAGCGGAACAGAGAGCTAGAATTGAAACAGAGAAAGCAAACTATCGACAGATAATAGGGGATAGCCTTCTTTCTTATTTCAACCAATATCTTTCAAGTAAAGTTTCTGAATTGCAGGGAATATTTTCCAACTTGACTTATGAAAACTTCGATCGTGAAGTTATAGGAATCACAGTTTTTCAGACCGATTATCCCAAATCTCATTTTGATAAGTTTAGTGCGGATTCTGCGACTTACTATATTAGTCAAGAAACAAAACAGGAGATTCGCCGAGAAGTTCTAGAGGGCAAATATGAGCAATACGCTCAACAGTATAAGGCAAAGATTGTAAGCGTTAAGCAAGACCTTACCGACCGTGTTCCCTCTAAACGCAAGGAACTTGCAGAACTGGAACAACTTCGTCTCGCTAATGCAGAGGAAGCTGCCAAAGCGGAAGAATTGCGTAAACAACGTGAAAAAGAAGCTGCAGCCAAAAGAATGGAAGAGTTGAAAAAGGAGGAAGAAGCAGCAAAACAAGAGGCTGCACTGAAGGCACAACAAAGCTCTATTGGTAGTCTTTTTAGGGAAGCTGCCGCTTCTATTGCTCCTCCACCGACTAACGCCAAGGTGAAAGAAAAGATTGTTGTACTTCATCAGCAGGGATATTTAGAAATATTCCAGATGTGGTGGATAAACGAAGGTCAAACATTGCCTGTTGAAGAACTGGAGAAAATCTTTAAAAAGATGATTACTTATTGCGAGAAGCAGGCGAACGGTAAAGATCAAAAGCATATCGAATCAAAATTCATCCGATATGAAGCAGATGTAAAAGCCAAATAGCCATGTCAAATCCTGATTCATATTACTCTCGTCCGGAGGTCAGCAATTCAGATCTGACAGAGCTTAAGAACTATCTTTATCCCCGTGCTCAATACGGGGATAAAGAGAAGGCATTCAAGTTTGGAACTCTTGTAGATGCTCTTATTACAGAAAACGAGCGTGTAAGATATGACAAGTTAATGGTAGACGATTACGTGTATACGAAAGACGAATTTGAACTAGGGCTTGAAATGCGTAAGGCTCTCCGGAAAGAAGCAGAAAAGGATCAATTTCTAGCTGTCGTTTTAGCACAGTCCGATACACAAAAGTTTATGGTTAATAAACAACAAGAGTTCTTTTATGGGAACTTTGTTTATCATCTTGATACACGGTGTAAATGGGATTGGTGGTTGTCTTCTTTCAACTTTGGAGGTGATTTAAAAACGACCTTCGCAGAGTCCCAAACACAATTTGATGAAGCGATAGATTTCTTTGACTGGGACCGGTCCCGGGCATGGTATATGGATATAGCCGGTAGCAAACAAGATTTTATTTATGCTATCAGCAAGAAGAATTGTAGAATCTTCAAGCATTTTATCACCGACCGGAAACACCCTTCATACATCAGAGGAAAAGAGAAATACGAGGACCTTGCTTTTAAGTGGTGGCAATTAATGGTCTGATTATATTTTACCATAAAACAATATGAATTTACTTATTACATCAAAAGAACAAATATTGGCCGAATTAACCAATATAGATTCATTCCTTAATATAACTATGAGCGAAGATGTAGCAGAAGCTGTACAACGCGGTAATGATTTAGCTGTATATGTTGCCCGCTCTGGAAAATTGCTCGCAGATTCAAAATATTGGCTCAATGAGGCAATGAAATCCGAGGTCATGCAGACGCTTGTAGACACGGCAAAAAGTGCGAAAGCAACAGCGACAGCGATAAATGCTCTAGTCAATTCTTTATGTCGGGAAGAGAGATACTTAGTTGATTGGTGCGAACGTTGCAATCGGACGGCAACACATCAATTATCGTGGTGTGTAACTGTAATAAGTAAAGCTAAGGCAGAAATGCAAATGTCCGGAATGTTTAACAACAAAAAGTAATTATCATGAAAAATCTAAGAAGAGTCACAATCGGAATATCCGTTATCGGCCTGTTTACGGCATTATCTTTCTCTCAAAGAGAAGATGCTACAACTAGAGAAATAACTACGGCTGCCGGAATGGGAGTTGTATTAACGTTTAGTATTATCACTTTATCAACTAAAGAAGATTATGGAACAAGCAAAAAATGAAATCAAGAAAGCGATTATTAAAAAGGACCGCTTGAATGTAGTGTACAATGAACGTTTTTCGGAAGCAAACTATACGAATGTAATTAGCAAGAACTGCGATCAGATCATTCATAGTGACTTAAGAGAGACATTTAATCGTCTTAAATTACATCTTGTCGTATTATGCGAACAGCCGGAAGCTGCCAATATTAATAAGGATAGTTTTACGTCTCCTGGCTATTCAGAGATTCTTGAAAATTACATCATAACCGGCTATGCAAACGATAGTGTCGACAGTGTTTCTGGAATTACTATTATGGGAGCTAAATTACTTCAGTCTGGCAAGGTTGTTGATCTGAAAATCTTCGTTCCTCTTCTTGATGCAGACTATCCTTACTATGAAGAATTGAGCATTGATGCGGCAGCTTGTGATGCGGAAGTTGAGAGTTATCTGTTTGAAGAGAAATGGGGAGTCAGACAGGAACGTCTTGATTTTGATACAGACGAACCGGAAGAAGCCGTTATAATTGAAGATAAACCTAAAAAAAGAGGGCGAAAGAAGCAAATAGAAGCTCCAGCTCCTTTAGATGCAACTGCATAACACCAATCACTATAGGGGGATAATTCCCCCTACAAAATACTCTAAATCATGAATATCGAATTAAAAGGAGATAATTTTGAATTATCTTTCAAATATAAACCTTCTATCGTAGATCGGATCAGGCAGATTCCTGGAAGACGTTTTGACGGTACCCGAAAAGTTTGGATTATTCCGACTAGGAGTAGAGTTGATCTTGAAAGGATGATTTATCAAATACAGCAATTTGAGAATATAAACTGGCTTAGTGGCAATGAAAAAAGGGAAGAAGAAGCTGTTTACGATATTCCGGAACTTCCGGAGCTGGTCATTCCTCATAATCTTAAAATTCAACCTTATCCTTATCAACTTAAAGGCATTGCTCGAGGATTAGAATTAAAACGGTTTATGAACTGTGATGAACCGGGACTCGGTAAGACATTGCAGAGTATTGCAACAATTAATATCGCTGGTGCTTTTCCTTGTCTTGTTATTTGTCCTTCTTCATTAAAAATAAACTGGATGCGTGAATGGGAGAAGTTTACGGACAAAAAAGCAATGATCTTAACTGATAAAGTACGTGATACTTGGACTTTTTTCTTTCAAACAGGAATGCATCAGGTATTTATAGTCAATTATGAGTCTTTAAAAAAGTACTTTGTACAACGTATAAAGAAGTCCGAAGGCTGGACGCTACGAGATGTAGAATTTAGAAACTCAATCAACTTATTCAAATCAGTTATCATTGATGAGAGTCATCGTTGTAAATCTGCATCTACCCAGCAGGCTAAATTCTGTAAAGGGATATGCACCGGCAAAGAATGGATTATCGAATTGACGGGAACCCCAGTTGTCAACAGGCCAAAAGACCTGATTCCACAGCTAGCAATATTGAATCGTATGGAAGATTTTGGAGGTTATAAGCCTTTTGTTAACCGATACTGTTCAGGTCAAAGAGAAGCGTCAAATTTGAAAGAATTAAATTTCAACCTATGGAAATACTGTATGTTTCGACGTGAAAAGTCACTAGTTCTTACAGATCTTCCGGATAAAATACGTCAAGTAAACACATGTGAAATTACTAATCGTAAGGAGTACGTAGATGCCGAACGTGACCTTATTATGTATCTACAGAAATATAAGGATGCCGACGATGAAAAGATTGAAAAGGCTTTGCGTGGTGAAGTCATGGTACGTATCAATATTCTTCGGCAGATCTCCGCACGTGGAAAAGTACGCGATGTTATTGAATTTGTGAAAGACTTCCGGGAGAATGGAAAGAAAATAATCCTCTTTTGTTCTCTTCATGAGGTTGTAGACCAACTGAAACGTTACTTTCCCACTGCTGTGTCAGTTACCGGAAGAGATTCCCAAGATGTTAAGCAAAGAGCGGTTGATGCCTTCCAGAATAATCCTAAGACAGATATAATTATTTGCTCTATTAAAGCGGCTGGAGTTGGCTTAACGCTTACTGCATCAAGTAATGTCGCTTTTGTTGAGTTCCCTTGGACATACGCCGATTGTTGTCAGTGCGAAGACCGGGCACACCGTATCGGGCAAAAGGACTCTGTTACCTGTTACTATTTTCTTGGCCGTCGGACGATAGATGAGAAGGTTTATCGAATCATCCAGGAGAAAAAGAATATAGCTAATGCTGTAACCGGATCTACGGAAGACATTGAGGAAAATATCGTCGATATGGTTGCACGAATATTTGATACAGATTATGATGATGAGGGGTTTTAAAATGGAGCCACAACAGAAAATAGACCGGCTAAAAAAAGCGGGCTACCAAGTTCAAGAGAAAGGTAACAAGATTCGTGTTACCAAAGGATCATTAATAATCAATGGAACAATTAACCAAGTACACAAAGAAGTTTTTAATCAATAATTATAGGCACTATGAATACGTATAGTAAATATGTACCAAATGTTTTTCTTGCAAAATGTAGTGAAAAACATGAAAAAGGAGAAGTAATCGAGGTTACAACCAAGTATGGAAAAGAAAATGAATGTATTGTTTTCAACCTCATTTACGAACGTGATGGATTCTATTATTACTCGATCGTACGGGCTGATGGATTTAATGTACAAGAGTGGGCTAATTGCACGTTGCTGTACAGAAAAGCAGTGAATACTACAACAAGTCCAATAAAGATAAGGATTTTCTTTCTCTAGGTGAACCTATCAAAGTGGGACATCATAGCGAGAAGCGACACAGAAAAGCGATAGATGATGCATGGAACAATATGGGTAAAAGTGTTCAGTTTGACGAAAAAGCAGCCGAGCACGAAAGGATAGCTAAATATTGGGAACAACGTGCAAATACAATCAATTTATCCATGCCGGAGAGTATCGATTTCTACGAGCATAAACTTGAAGTTGCTCAAAAATATCACGAAGCCGTTAAATCGGGAAAGTGCCCGCGTAGTCATTCTTATGCTCTTACTTATGCAAAGAAAGAAGTAAATGAATTACAAAAGAAATACGAACTCGCAAAGACACTGTGGGGAGATGTTTAATCTGGTAGCCTTTGGGCTACTATAATTCAAGCCAATTTAAATATGAAAGAAATAGAGTTATACAATGATCATTTCCAGAATTATAAAGTTTATGGAATTCCTAAAGCTCAACTAATTATAGCCGATGTCCCTTACAATTTAGGAAATAATGCTTATGCCTCTAATCCCTCATGGTATGTGGATGGTGATAATAAGAACGGAGAAAGCGATAAGGCGGGTAAAGAGTTCTTTGATACTGATAAGGATTTTAGACCTGCGGAATTTATGCATTTCTGTTCCCAGATGCTTGTAAAAGAGCCAAAGGATAAAGCTAAGGCGCCTTGTATGATAATCTTCTGTGAGTTTGAGGATCAGTTCCGGTATATTGAACTAGGTAAAAGATATGGGCTGAATAATTATATCAATCTTGTATTCCGGAAAGATTTTTCCGCACAGGTATTAAAAGCAAACATGAAAGTAGTAGGTAACTGTGAGTACGGTTTACTTTTTTATCGTGAAAAACTTCCAAAGTTCAACAATGATGGTCGGATGATATTCAACTGCTTTGATTGGGTAAGAGACAATGATACACCTAAAATACATCCAACACAGAAGCCGGTTCCACTTCTTCGTAGGTTAATAGAGATATTTACTGATAAGGGTGATGTGGTAATTGATCCATGTGCCGGAAGTGGTTCTACCTTATTAGCTGCCGCCCAACTAGGACGCAGAGCATACGGATTCGAGATAAAGAAAAAGTTCTTTGCTGATGCGAATAAATTTGTATTGTCGCAAGTGCAGCAAGCACTATTTCAATAATTCAAGATAGAAATGAATAAGAATGAGATCAAACTTCAAAAGAATAATTCTAATCGTGATTGGAGCGATTTAGAATGGATTCAAGAGTTTCATTCCTTTTTGTAGGGTGATATTCCAGAAGGAATTTCTTTAGGTGATGAGTATAAAGTTAAACTTACTCCAGAGCAATCAAGTACTGTTATTTGGTATCTACAAGAACACTTCCCCATACTACCGGATTCGATAGAAATGTGTGACGTGTGTAAGAGATTGTATGATAGTTATTCCGAAGGTTGTCATTACGAGATTGAGGGAAAGAACTTTTGTGGAGCATGTGAAGATGAAAGTGAGGCTACATATTGCGATAATTGTATGTCTGATATGTGGAAATCAGAGGGTAGAGATGAAGATACAGGGCTTTATCTCTGCAAGAAATGCAAGGAGAATAAGAAGTAATTGACGAATAACATAAAGATAGTAATGAATATGAGAACAATAAAATTCAGAGGTAAAAACTTATATAATAACGAATGGATATTTGGTGACTTGATTCAGTACGAAAGTGGTGAAATGGCTATTTTCAGCAAGAAACTTTCCCAATATGGATGCGAAGCTACTGAAATGTTTAATAGAAGTAAGGTAGAAACTACAACTGTGGGACAATTCACAGGCTTATTCGACAAGAACGGAAAAGAAATCTATGAAGGGGATATTCTTCACACTATTACATTTGGTTTTGAACCAGAAGAATATACAGCTATTATCCTATATGATAATTGTCGTTTTCAACTTTCTAATGGTCGAAATTTATTCTATTTCGGGCAATCTGATCTTACAAAAATGGATGATACTATCGTGATTGGTAATATCTATGATAATCCCGAATTAATTATCCCATAACAAATTTAGAAAGGAATATCATAATGGAACAATCATTAGTAAAACAAGCAGCTTGCTCCCATTGGAGCAAAGGCACATATAAGGAAGAAGCAGAAAGCGCCTATCAGAAACAAGAGTGCGTAGCTATAACATCAATGGCAAGAAAAGTATCTGTCAGGTCCTTTGAAGCTGGTGCCGAATGGCATGCAAAACAAAATCCGTGGCGTAATTTCAAAGATGAACGTCCAAAACCAAACTCCCATATTCTACGCAAAATGATTCATCCAGGCTATCAAGCCTGCACCAGGACCATATACTATGCAGATTTTTGGGATGAAGACAGACCCGATAAATGGGAACAAGAAAATGATAGAGTGGTATATGAATGGCAATATATTGACAAATAACAGAATAGAAAGGAACTAAAGTATGCGAATGATAAAGAAACAGGCTGCAAAGCTGGAAGAGCTTGAAGCCAGACGGGGAAGGCTTGTTAATCGTGTTGCTAAACTCGACCTAAAAATCGAAGCACAAAAAGAGAAAATAGCCCAATATTACAGGAAGCAAGGAATTAACGTATAATAATAGAGAAATGAAACAAAGCCGAATGTGTACAGTAAGTCACGGAAATTGCTCAAGAAGTTCGAACCTTCGGGGAGGTAGTTTAAAGGCTATCTTGCTATGCAGCACCTCTTCTGCTTTGTTTTTAATTAGAAATGAACGAACTCACCAATAGACAGAAACTTATTATACAAGGCAAAATTTGTCCGTATTGTGGAAAAAATACAGAATTTATGGATAGTTCCATTGTATATGGCAAATCTTACGGTATGATTTATATCTGCCGTACCTGCAATGCTTATGTTGGTGTACATAAAGGAACCGATCAGGCTTTAGGCAGATTAGCCAACAAACAGCTCCGAGTGCTCAAACATGAAGCACACGAATATTTCGATAAGATATGGCGATTCAAGTTAATGAAGCGAACAGAAGCTTATACATGGCTCTCGTCTGTATTAGAACTTCCAGAAGAATATACACATATCGGAATGTTCTCTGAAAAAACCTGTAGACAGGTTATATATGTTAGTAAACAGTTACTGCAAAAATATGGAATCGAATCTAAGACACCTTATTGCGAAAATGACTAAAGAAAAGTGCATTTTATGCGGAAAAGAAACGGTATCGGTTATTAAAACCGGTACCGACTTTATGTGTTATAATTGTTATGCAGATCAGCGTAATCCTACGCGCTCTAAAGAAGTACATAATAACGAGGAAGCTCGAATACAAACAGAGTTCTTTAAACTTATTCCTCTATATTTCCCTAATATACCTGACAAACTTATATTTGCCGTTCCGAACGGTGGAAGCCGTCATATACGTGAAGCTGCTAACCTGAAACGTCAAGGAGTAAAGCCTGGTGTTTCTGATGTGATCGTACTTATTCCCAAAAAGGGTTTTGCTTCTCTCTGTATAGAGTTTAAAACGAAGGTGGGGAAACAATCAGAATATCAAAAAGAGTTTCAAAAACAAGCGGAATCATGTCGTAATAAGTATGTGGTAGTTCGAAGTGCATCACAGGCAATCGAAGAATTACGAAAATATCTTTCTTAATAGAATTGAAATTTGTAATACTGAAATTCCACAGATTGAAATAGCTTTTATATGATAGGGGAGAGGGCATCTATTTTTTATATCTTTGCTCTAAAATTACAAGTATGACATTTGAAGAAGCAGTTTCTTTAGTTGATAGGATAAAAGAGCAAGTTATCGGTGTACCTGTTAAAGGCCGCTTGATTGAATCTTTGTTCATTGGGCCTACAAACTGGAATGAAATGCATGTTTTTATGAATATCTGTCTTCAAAAAGGGGAAGATGAAGCTATCGACGAGTTTATTGGAAAAAGTTTCTCTGTGTATGGCAGGTCAGTAACTTATATTAATCCGGATCTTCCGCGGTGGGATGTAACAGTGTTGGATGACTGGGAAAAAACTATTTATAATTGAAAGAGGTAGCTTATTCGGCTACCTCTTTTTTTACAGGCACCAAAGGAGAACAACTTTCTCGATTAACAACTATATCACGCATATTAGGCTTATTATTAAAATTACGAGATATATTTTTTATCATATCAATATAATTATCTGTCCCATCTTCGTACTGTCGATAAAAGACTTTAATAGATAGGCAGTTATCATGCTCAAATAAAGTATTTAATAATGTCCGATCAGAGTTTCCACAAGAATGCCCCATTATAAAGACCTGATATGGACCTAATGCAACAAACTCCAAAAGCTTTCTATAATTTCTTGTTTTATGGTATCGTATAGATTTAATATTCTCTAGAAAATCATTATTCTGTAATCTCTCTATTCTTTCATAATCATCATCTAGCTCATCACCATATCCGAATATAATGGGATTATTTTCATTGTTAAGCTCTCCATGAATATTAATAATCTTGTCATTTCCATTTTTAATATATAATTTTTCTGCCGTTTTTGTATAATTAAAATTTAGAATCAAGGTGTTTGGTATAAGATTCTCTTTTTTAAAATTGTCATTATTAAGTTTCTTATCAATATAGTACCTCAGTTCTTCATCCTTTGTCAAGCATTCATTATATGAAAGATCTCCATGCCGGTCAATGTCAAAATCAAAACGTATATCCATATTAGAAAAAAAAGAGTTAATAAATGCAGTTTGCTTACAAGTGGCAACTTCTTCAAATTCTACATAACTTGAAAAAGCATCTTGTATAGATTGATGTTTTTTCAGTTCTGTGTTTTCAGTAATCCTAGTTAAATATTTTTCTAGCAATCTTTTTACACTATCAAACTCTTTATTAAGCGTATGGATACTTTCGTTTTGCTTTTGGTAATTTTCTTCTTGAAGTAGCTCTTTCAATGCCTTATAATATTCATTTTCTATATCTACCCAATTCACAAGAGAACATTGATGAGATATACGCTCAAAAAAATGATTTGTGAACGTTAAAGTAACTGTCACATTTGAACTAGGATCATTATTATGCTCATCAATTAGTGTATGCAATTTCCATAAAGGACTATCTTCTTTATAAGAAGAACAAACTTTATTAACTCCGGTTTTATCATATTCTTTTCCAATTTTTATAAACTGATCTTCATAGTCATTAAGAGGGTGTTTGCCCCCTCCATATTGTTGGTCTAACAACCGCCAGTATTTATCATAAATCCCTTCTTCAACAGTATCCCAATAATCATTTATAAAATCTTTATATCCAGTCTTTAAATTGTGAGCTAAATCAAAACCGTTACCAATAATTATAATTCTATTCATACTGGAGACTTATTTAAGTTAATGAAAAATTTCATAACTCCTGAACGGAATCATGGGCATATTTATTTTCTTCTGCCATTACTTCTCTCTTCCTATTGGAGCTTTTGGGGGGATAGCTTTTACTGTATCATTGGTTACCATCAGTCAATACCTATACTCCTTTTTCTAGAAATATTTCTTTTCTTAATAATTCAATAGCACTTTCATCTTGCCAATAATCTCTATTAGTGATTTTTTTTAACGTCATAGGCTTATTCGGTCCAATGGTTGTAAGATAAGCTACTATTTCATCAAATGAAACATTAGGGAAAGGTATCGCTACCAAAACATAATACTCAATATTCTTTTTAATGGTGTAAGAAACTAAAAAACCATCGCAATCAGACATCAAATATACACCATCAGGAATCATTCGTTCTGTAGTTATCTTCCATAGCTTAGGAACAACTTCTGAATCAGGTTTTTCAATCTGCTCTCTTATAGTATCATAAAGTTCATCCATCAGAAAGGTATAACCGAATTTTGCAAAAAGTATGATATATGCATTTTTCAACAACGCAACAGAAAGGCGTGTATCATCTACTTTTTTATTTTTATTCTCAATGGACAGCGCCATATCTTCCGCTAGTTGCTTCATATATTCACTTAATAAAGTAGGATTATTCTGTTTAAAGCTATTAGTCATTATCATTCGCCCATCACTACAGACTTCTAATTGACCATTAAAAGTCTTATCAGCAACTTTAACTTTAACGTCCCTTTTTGTTCCTGGTATAAAAATAGAATTCTCATAGTTTTCAATTCTATTTATCAAGTAACAGTCCATAGATGAGCCACACGTATTATTGCATTTTTTACATGTTAAGGCTATTCTTTTACCTCCTAATTTGTCTTGTGGTGCATCTTCTTGTGACAATTCATCCATTTGTTCAGCAGTGAACTTGTTCAAACACAAAGGACAAATGTATTCATTATTGTATGATGAAATATTAGCTAACCAACCTTTTTTATTTAATATATTAAGCTGTTTTTTAGACTTTTCAAAAAATGATTTTGTATCCATATCTTTTCAAATAAATATTTTTTGCAAAAATAAAAAAACAACCTGCCAACGTTAAATAAGTTTCTATGTTTATAAACATAGAAACACAAAAAATAGCCACTTCTAAAATATATTTATTTTAGGTATATATACACAAGCACCCCTATAGCAATAAAAATAATGATTACATATATTTTATCTTTGTGTAAATCCCACCATGATAGTTCTACGACAATTTCTTTTTGATTTAGCAAAACATTAACCTTATTACTTATAGTATCAAGTCGATTTGAGAACTGCTGTAAAGTAATAGACAATGTTTCATCAACTTCTGTTCGTTCCTGATCCTGCTTGGATGCAGTAGTAGTACTTTCTTTAATCGGATGTTGTTTCCCTGTTGAATCTGGAGCAGACAAGTAAACTGTTTTATTCTCAATCTTCAAATCACTCAATTTGTCAGTAGTAATTTTTATCTGCTTATTCACATCCAGCCGTAGTGATTCAATTATACTTTGAATACGACTCAATTCACTGGAATAGTCTACCTGCTTTTGAGTTTCCATATTCCGGGAAGTCTTGCAGGAGGTAAACCATATTCCCAACATCAGGAATATGGTTATATAGATTAGCGCTTTCATGGCCGGATCACTGTATTACGAAGAAAATTAGAAAATTCACTCCTGACATCGAAGCAGGGACAAGCCTTGATATATTCTGCCGGCTCTACTTCACCACTGCCGTCCAGATCCGGCGAAGTATCACGGTGTCCGAGTACTTCAATTATAGGATATTCCTTACAAAGCTTTGCGACCAATTCGCGTAGTGCTGTCCTTTGAGCTGGAGTACGTGTATCTGCAGGTTTTCCAGATGCGTCCAAGCCTCCGATATAACAGATGCCAACACTATGCTTATTATACGAAGACTTTGAAAATCCTTTGGTATTACAATGCGCTCCGTCAATGCTTAACGGTCGCCCATTCTCAACTATTCCGTCAAGATCAACAATGAAATTATAACCAATCTGATTGAATCCCCGAGCCCGGTGTATCCGGTCAATATCTTTGGCTCGTAAATCCTGTCCGGCACGCGTGGCCGAACAATGGATGATAATTGCATCAATAGTTTTCATTTTTTTTCCTCCCATTTTAATTAATAATCACTTGGCGGCTGACGTTTACTACAACCACGCACATCACACTTCTTTATCTCGGCTTCTTTAAGTTTAAGTTCCAGTTCATGTTTATCGTGGATGAGTTGGAGCTTCTCAGCTTGTTCCTGACGGAGTTCTACATAGATTGCATCAATCTTTGCATCACGTTCGGCAAGACGTTTCTCCAACCAATCAACCTGTTTACGTTCATTCTCATTTTCCATACTATCAGCCGTAGCATCTTCCTTGCGAGCATTTGTTTTACGATTTACCCAAAAGGTTACAAGCCATGTGATTGTTGAAGTACCACCTATTGCTCCCAGTACTGCTATCCACTCATTTACTCCCATATCGTATCTTTCATTTTAATACCTCGCTACAATCATCAATAGCTGTCTGAAATACTTGTTTCACTTCGCCAAAGGTTAGCCCATGAGCCTCATGTAGCGAGAATCCAGTTACTCCATTTCGCGAAATATTGAAGAAGCCGACAGTCGTTTCATCTTTGACAATCTCGGCAGTAATATCTTTCACCGCTTCGGTACCACGGGTTGACATTCTGTACTTAATCCTGATAGCGTCCGTAACCTTAGTTGTGGCAGTACTGTTAGTTGATGTAATATTCATTCTTTACCTCCTCCTTCAATTAGTTCATTAATTTGCCCGAAAGCACCTGCCGTAAAGACATCTGCACAAATCTCCTTTAAGAGAGTAGCGTCTTCTGTTGTAATCTCAAGTATTCCTCGGTTATTTATGATTTGTTGGAGCATATTGTAGGCACGTAGTTTTTTTGCCATATCCATACCTGATTGAGGATTCATACCGGCAGCATAAAGCGCTTCCGAAACCATATCACGAAGAAACTGCTTCTGTTCCTTGCCATTGACTATTTTAATGGCTTCCTTACCTCTAAAATCTATTAAAGGTTTGTTTAAATTTAATTTCATAATCATTAATATTAAGCGATTGATACTAATAGTCCTTTTCTGAACTTCATATTACTACCAAAATCAAAATCAATTCCTTGGTAATAGTTTATACTTCCATCTGAATTCCGGCTTGTAATACAACCAAAATTATCGGCAAGGCATAATTCACTCGATAAAGAACCTTTCACATAAACTCCTCCATCAAAAAAGCCAGCGTATGTTGTACTAGCCAGTGGGTAGCTTCTGTCTGATGCATTTAGATTCCTGGAAGCATAAATACAAGCTCCACCAAAATTGGAACCAATAGATGCGATCCCAAAACGTCCGTCTGTTTCTGCATTGAAAGTAACGTTAACAACGCCTTCTTTTGCCGTTCCAGAACCTAATTTCAAACTACGAGATGTTCCGCCAAAATACCCTGAACGCGTCCAAACGAGACGTCCATTTTCGATAGTAAAACCACCTATGAACCCGGAGTCAGCATCTATCCTGCGAACCTTTATCAAATCAGTATTCAAATACCCGCCTACAACAATTGTAGTACCAAGTTTTGCATATTCGACTGCATCCTCAAATGCTAATTTACCCAATCCGTCTCGATCAATCTTGGAGTTAATCATTGTCTGCAGATCACTATGCAGTGCGGTGATTGTAACAGCACCTTCCAAATTAATTTTAGATGAATGAATCGTCGTTTCACCTGCTGCCTGGTTAATATAAGATATAAGCGTATTGCCGTTTTCCAGTTCTTTAGAAGCATATATCTTATTACCGTCAGCTGTAGTAATCCAACCTGCAGTATCTATCCGCTGCGTCAGGCTGTCAACTCGAGTTACTTGTGCGGAGATTTGAGTATTGAGTACTTTCAAATCGGCTGTACACTCATCGGAATAGCTTTTCAGTTTGTCGTGAATAGCTTTGTTTGCTTCTTCAACAGCTGTATTAAAACTAGCTAAAGCAGAGTTGAATAGAGTAAACTTATCATCTACATTCTTTTTTTCCTCAATAGTCGTTTGTCCATCTGCAATAACCGTATTTATTGCAGCAATAAGATTATCAATAGCACCAAATAAGGAAACCTTGGCATTAAGTAAGGCTGTTTTTGCAGAACCTTCCAAATAGGTGTTTACATATAGTTTGCTATATGTCGCTTCAACGGCAGATTTCGTATTTTTGACTGTATTCAAATACTTCTCTATCGCTTTCGCTTCCGCCCCGTCAATGATACCGTCCGCAAATGCGCCATCCACATAATCATGTAAGCCATCGACTGAATCGGCAGCTTCTTGTGCAGCTTTAGCAGCATCTGCAGCGTCCTCTAAAGCTTGTATCGCTTGTTTCAGTGCCTCGTCGGAATATTCCTTTAGTTTATCCTGTATTGCCTTATTAGCTTCCTCAACAGCTGTATTGAAAGTCGCTAAGGCTGAATTAAACAGAGTAAACTTATTATCTACATCTCTTTTTTCCTCTACAGTGGTCTGTCCGTCAGTGATGACCGTATTAATAGCATTTATAAGGTTCTCAATACTTCCCATCAATGTAACCTTAGCATTAAGCAAACCGATCTTTGCAGGCCCTGATAAATAAACATTCGTATATAGCTTATTGTAGGTCGCTTCGATAGCTTGTTTGGTATTGTTGACAGTATTGATATACTTTTCAATAGCTTTTGCTTCGGCTTCCGTAATAATGCCATCCGCAAATGCCCCATTCACATAGTCATGTAAGCCATCAACTGCATTATTAGCTTGTTCCGCCGCCTTCGCAGCATTTTCAATTTCTTTGTGAGCTGCTTCCCATTCAGACAAATTCTCCAATCCGGAGGAACCGGCTTTAATTTGAATGTTACCGCCTATCTCACTTTTTACTAGATCGAAATATGTATCACCATCCGGAGAAAGGATTCTTTCTGTTGTTACGCGGCCCGGCAGAATTTCAGTAAATCCGTATAACTGAACAAAACTTCTACTACCTTCATACTCGCTGTTAAGCACTCCAGTGAGTAAATGATAATATCCAGCTATCTGTTCCATTTTAATAGCTGTTTCACTCAAGAGGAATGTTCCAGCTTGATTCTCCTTGCCAACTTTAGCATATAGATAATATTTCTTTTCCGGGTCAATGAATGCCGGAGAATTGTATTCAGCCATATCCCAGTACTTATATTCGTCTGCCTTATGTGAAGAAGAAAGAGAACTAATGCCGAGTGTTAAATGCTGAAGGATTCCTGCCGGAGCGTTCAGTATTCTTGTGCTGGCATTATAAGTAATATTGTGAGATACCTGAACTGGATTCGTTTTTGAATTGACAAAACGGAATTGCAGGCTTTCATCACCTACAAGCAGTTGCATGGTTGAAACGGTTATTGGATTGACAGAGCCGGAGAAGTTCAGCAGTGCATCTTCAAGCATGGACATCGTTTCCTTTGCATCCCGGAACCGACGCTTAGTAAACTGCAGGGCGTCCTTATGCTTGATATCTACCTCTACTTTGTTCGTCTCAATCTTATTCAGATCACTTGAAACAGATGTACTGACTGGTTCGTTTGACAACTCTATTTCCGGAGAATATGGATTATTAATATAGCGTTTGATTCCGATCATGCGAATAAGAGAACCTTCCGGATGAAATTGCGTATCATAGAAATCAACATACCCTCCGAGTACTATTTTACCGCCTATCTCCAACCAGCGTTTTTTAGCCCAAATGCCGTCCAATGTCCCGGTAAATATGAATGCTTTATCTTCATGTTCATACAGGTATTTTGCTGCTTCCTTGAAAGCTTCCCAGCTCGCACCTGTTTGTGTGCTGTCATTACAGATATAAGCCTTCGGCAATTGCATTCCGAACACTGCGTATGTATCACCAACCTTCGGGCGCCAGACTTCCGGTTCCGGCATTGTTATCCCATCGATTTCTTGCGGAACAATTTCAAATCGACGTGCCTCTTTCTTGTCTTTCGCTTCATGGATATACTTTACTTCGAACTCCTTGCCTGTAAGCATGCCGGTTTGGAAAATGACAGTCATACTTTCTCCAGCTATGAGACAATCTTCGAAATTCAACTCTTCCGGGATGTCTTTATCTACAAAGTCAAAGAAGTTATTCTTCTTGTTCACTTCAATAACAGCACTGACAGTACCGACACGGGAAGGATAAATAGCTGTACAGTCCAGACTATCTTCCTTTGCTGTTGTAAGTTCTTTATCGGCACGCATGACACAAGTTCCATCCGCATCGGTCTTATAGATACGCGCCTTAGTAGAATCGAAGCCCTCTTCATTCTCAAATTTGATTCCATCAAATCGGATAGTCTTATTCTTTGGAAGTAACAGGTACTTAGATCCGTATGTAGAATAATCAATATTGCGTTCTGTAGTTTCTACCAAAATTATTTCGGGTGGTATCTCCCCGGATTCGCGACCAACACCGACCTTAAAACCGTGGCCTTTACCATACGACAGTTTCAAAGGGTTCTCCTTGTTATACTCAACTTTACGCAGATGGATAGTCTTAATTTGTTTTCCTTCAACCGTTTCTTCAATGATCTGCCATTCTGTTTCATATAGTTCTGCAAGTTGATTGAAAGCATCAAGAATATAGGTGTGATTGTAGTTGATTACTTTTTCCGTTCCTTCAATGCAATCACCGACTTTCCAACCGGTACTCCGACGGTTCAGGTTTTCAACGAGTAGACGTAGGTGTTCATGTGGCTTGGCTGTATATGAGAATTTAATACTTCTGTCAACGGTATGACGTACTTTCCACAGCATAGCATCAGCCTCCCCAGTTTCCAGAATCAGAGTATATTCGAAGTTACGTTCACCGTTCTTCTTGAAATTGCTATCCCTCTTCAAAGAATAACGCTTCCCGTAGAAGTCACACCAGGAGCCAACCGGAATTTCAATATATCCCGGATGCGAAAAATACAAAGTGAGTGTATATTCTCCCATGATAGCTTCATAAGAGTAGCTTTCATCCTTTACTTCAATGTCTATTTCCTTATCACCATTATGCAAAGTTATCATATCACCAGATTTGAATTTATATTATAAAATATAAATACATAAGTGTAATGAACAGAGTGATTCATCTATTCAAAAAGATAGTATTCATTTTATCTATTGCGGGTCATTTTTTACATAAGTTCTCTCGGAACAAAATCTGCGCAAATTAACTCGCAAAATCTTGGACAAAACGGCTATCGTAAATATGAAGACGGACTGCTTATACAATGGGGGCGCTTGGCAAATTCATCCCCAGGAAGTGCGACTATATATTTCCCTGTTTCTTTTTATGATGCCTCCTATCGACTTGTGACTACGATGGAAACAATATCTAATGAACACTCTTTATATACTGCTTTGCCCTATAATAAAGCTGCATCTTATGTGGCTGTCATGCGAAAGTATCTTCTTGCAGATAATAGCATAACTGTAGGCAGTTCTATCAGATCATTTGACTGGATAGCTATTGGACGATGGAAGTAAATATTGACAACATGAATTTGATTATGGATAGATTTAGTAGAAAATTGGTATTACTTTTATTGCTTGTAATTTGGCAAAGTTCTCTCGGGACAAATGCAGCGTTGAAAGATTTTTCCAATGTTTCAACAAAAAGCTTCTCTCAAAATGGATATTATAAGCTACCGGACGGGCTGATGATCCAGTGGGGAGTCGGTGGAAAAATAGGGGATGTTAAAACTATATATCTTCCTGCTTCTTTCTATGATACAGCTTACAATGTTGTAGCATGTTCTGTTTTTGAACTCATTTCTGAAGTAGTGGTTTCTGCCGTAATGGTATATAATAAAAATAAATCAAATTTCACGGTTGTACAACGGCACGCGAGTAATGATAGAAATGGTGTTTACACAACAGGATATCCTTTTAATTGGTTTGCTATTGGACGTTGGAAATAATAAAAGATTGGGACATGAAACTGAATATAAACTGTTTTAGTAGAAAATTAGGAGCTATTTTAGTGATTATTTTCCTGCAAAGTTCTCTCGGGACGAACGCCGCATTGAAAGATTTTTCCAATGTTGTTACAAGGAACCTCGGACAGAATGGATATTATAAACTGCCTGATGGCTTGATGATTCAATGGGGGAATTTAGCTTCTTCATACAGAAATAGGAGTATCTATTTACCCACATCTTTTTATGATAACAAATACATAGCAATAGTTGGAGTTTATGATAGTACAGTAGATAGTATTTCAGTTGTGTCATGTAAGATTAAGACACAGTATACCTCTTATTTTGTCATAGTTCCGGCTGCAACATGGAGCGCTGAAAACTATCTTTATGCAACAGAAGGGATAAACTGGTTTGCAATTGGTCGTTGGAAGTAAAATAATTGTGACACTGGAATAAGAATGGTACACTTTAGTAGAAAATTGGTAGCCATTATTGTAGTCATTTTTGCGCAAAGTTCTCTCGGAACTAATACTGCATTGAAAGATTTTTCAAATGTTTCAACAAAGAACTTCTCTCAAAATGGATATTATAAGCTACCGGACGGGCTAATGATTCAATGGGGGAAAAAAACTGGCGGTAGTTCATATCAGGGAACTATTACTTTACCACTTTCTTTCCATGATGATTATTATTCATTGGCGTGTAGTGCTATGAAAGGTAATTTAATTGATCTATCAAGTTGGGTTATTAATTATTTAGCTAAAACTAAATCTAGTTTTAACTATATATGTACTTATGCAGCGGAAGGAAACGGAACATCGAATGCGGAATTTCATTGGATTGCAATAGGACGTTGGAAATAAACTAAATATAATCATTATGAAGTATTGGAAACAAGGATTTTATGACGAACCGGTAAACGGTTCTATAGAAATTACAGAAGAGTATTATAGCCAATTATTAGCCGGACAATCTGCTGGATTACTCATAGTTGAAAGCAAAAAAGGATATCCGATCTTAGTTGTGCACGAGGCTACTATCGAAGAAATCAGGGCGCAAAAACTTGATGAATTACGATTGTTCGATTCATCTGAAGCAGTGAATCAATTCAGTATAAACGGAGTATTTGGATGGCTGAATAAGAATACTCGTGTAGGACTTATGAACTCAATTAGTATTGAAAGAGAAACTGGACGATCTGAAACAAGTATTTGGCTAGGTGATACGCAGTTTATTCTCTCTATCGAGAAGGCCATTAATATGCTGCAACAGATAGAGTTATATGCCCTTGCGTGCTATAATGTGACGCAAAGGCATATAAACTCTATCAATCAGCTATACACAAAAGAAGAAATTGAAGCATACAATTTCAAGACTGGTTACCCGGGAAAGCTAAGTTTCACCGGATAACCGACCGTATAATCATAGTTTTCGATTTCCTCAATAGTCTGCAATGCTTTGACTGCTGAGATGTGCGATTGTGTCACATTGTAGCAGTTGAGTGCATACAATTCTAAGGCATTCAACATAGCTAAAGCGTCAAAAATTGGAATGATATACTTTATAGCATCATACCACAACACGGTATCTGATTTACCAGCATTTTTTTCAATCGAAATTGAGTTAAATAATCCAACACGTGTACTTTTATCTAACCACATGCTTTTACCCAATAAATCAAAAGAATTGACATTTGTCGATTTGTCAAATACCTGTATTTCAGATATTTTCATTTTTCGCACTTCTTCAATGTCGTACTCATATTCTACCAAAATCGGGTATCCATTCTTACTTTCAACTATCAGTAAACCGTTAGACTGCCCATCTAATAGCTGATTGTAATGCTCATCCGTTATTTCTACTGAACCGTCTACCGGTTCATCGTAGAATCCATTTTTCCAATACTTCATAATATTTGTTTTTTAGTTATTTCCAACGCCCGATCGCAAACCAGTCCCATGATTCTTGTGATAATCCAGTAGTACCCCCACTTGCATAATTTCTATTCAAATAAAATCTACTAACTGTTTTATTTATTGCCAAAGGAGATGATGAATATACGGCGGAGTCACTACTAGGCTTATATACAGTTGCAAATATTTTATATTCAGTATTATAAAAAGATGTAGGCATAGTCACACTATACGAAACTGTAGATGAACCTCCAACTCTGCCCCATTGTACAAGTAATCCATTATTGAATTTTGCATAACCGTTCAAGGATAGGTTTACGCTCATTGCGTTCGATAGATCAGCTAAAGCATACGTAGTCCCGAGAGAACTTAGTAAAGTTTTCTCTGCATCAGTCATAAATTTTCTTGTAGTACTTTCTTCAATCATTGATGCTGGATGAGAAGCCGGATGAGAGTAATTATTAGCTCCAGAGGCTATTCCACTAAGTTTTGTACGTTCTTCATCCGTCATAAAACGATGCGTTTCATCTTCTTTAATGTCCGATGCTGTATGATTATGAGAACTTGATGCATAATTACCCTTGGGTTGGTATGCTGAATCGTGGTTGTGATTACCGGCGGCTTTACTATTCCAAGTAGATTTTTCTGAATCTGTGACAAAACGATGTGTAGAATCGTCTGTAATATCTGTTGCTGTATGCTTATGTGATGAAGCTGCATAACTACCTTTAGGTTGATATGCGGAATCGTGGTTATGATTACCTGCAGCTTTACCATTCCAAGTGCTTTTTTCTGCATCAGTAACAAAGCGATGAGTACTATCCGGAGTAATATCCGTTGCTTCGTGTTTATGCGAACTCGCTGCATAACTTCCTACTGGCTGATAGACCCCTGTATGAGTATGATTCGATGGGGACGCACCAACCTCGGAAGCTGTATAGGATGGTTTACTTGCAGCCTTCGCCCATGCAGGAACATCACTTGCTGGCATGGAAGTAGGAAAGTCGCTAATCTCTGATACTTTGTGAGTATGCGCTTTAGGTGTACGTGCGTCACTTAGTCGACTATCATTTCCTTGGCAAACAGTTCCGGAAGTTGTGCCAAAGTTCTTATTGAAAGCTGT